TGCTTTGGGGCTGCTGTAGGCTGTTTGAGAGCGTTTTGCATGGTTTCCCTGTTCGGCGTATGCTTGCTAGACACAAAGGGGTTAGACCTTTAGTGTATGGGCGAGTATAGACACAAAAGGTATGCCATGAACCAAAACATCGTTGAATTGATCGACAGGGCCAGCAAAATTGCAGGCAGTGACAACAAACTTGCCCAGCTGATCGACGCACATCAGCCGCACATCGGCCAATGGCGAAAAGGGACGAGAAGTTGCAGCCCAGCAGATGCCGCACTGATGGCGGAACTGTTGGGGCTGAATGCCGATGAATGGGCACTTCGCGCAGTAGTGGCAAAGCACGAAGGGACGCCCAAGGGGGACAAGCTAAAGCGAGCTTTAAAAGCCTTAGCAGCGACTGGCGCGGTCGTGCTTTCGTCTGGAGCCAGCGCCGCGACTTTGGGGGCTAAAGTGGCCGCGTGGACGATTGAGGTTTATCTACGATGTATAAACTGTTTAGTCAAAAAGCGATTTAAATCAACAGCTTACAAGCTGGAAGCATAGCACCTGAAAAGGTGCTTTTTTTTTGGCGTCTTTTTCCTTCGGAAAAACCGGGCTCTGGCCTACGGTTGAGCCAACCCGGCTTTGTCAAGCCGGGGCATTGCACGGCCAGTATGTGGGGCAGTTCGAGGCAATGCACGGCCCATGTGCAAGACGAGCCGGGGCGGTGCACGGCCTGACTTTCGCTGTCGCAGTCGCACGGCTTCAGGCGCTGGCCGTGTCCGTGAACGCTGGCGCGTTCAGGCCCCGGCCAGCGCATCGCCGGGGCTTGGTGCTTTCGCTTCAGTCTGACCGGGGCACCGCACGCCATGTGTGCAAGATGTACCGGGGCACCGCACGATCTGCACACAAGACAAACCGGGGCACCGCACGCCATGAAAAATCCAGCTTGTCTCAATGCTTCGCACTGACGATCCCTGACGCGGGGACACGCGCCCCGGACAAGGGCAAGCAGAGGGCGGGGTGTTGTTTATCAGGGCGGCGAAAGTAAGGAGCAGGCAGGGGGGCGACCCGTCCCGCGTCCATGGCCGACCCTACGGGATCGGCTTTTGTTGGCGTGAAACCTGAAGGCGGGGGCAGTTCACCATGGGGCAAGCCCCATACCCCAAGGCATCAAGAGCGAGGGAAGTAGCGGGAAACGTCAGACAGACCGATTGTCGGGGCGGGTTGCCGGGACGGTGGGAAATAGATCGGCGCGGTATCGGCTGGGGATGGCGCGTAATAGACCGCAGCAGAGGCAGCAGCAGCCGATGCACGGGCACCCTTTGAGACAGGAGGCGGGGCAACTGGTTGCGGTTCTGCTGGGGCAGACGCTGCAACCGGAACAAGGGCAGGCGCAGCACTGGCAACAGGCGCAGCAGCTGGAGGCGGGTCGATCTTGCGGGACTCCTCCACCCGATAGGGGTCGAATGTGTTGGCCTCGATGACTTCGCGGCAATCGTTAGACGACATGGGCAAGGGGTTGCCCTGAGCGGTGTAGCACTTGCAACCATTGGCCCCGCAGATGCCACCAGCAACGCGAGGCATGGCGACGACAAGGCGCAGATGGTCATAAGCAGGAGCTGACTCGGGAACGCGGGGATTCTGAGGGATGAAGATCGTCGGATCGTAAGCCGAAGGCACAGAGCCGACAGGGGGCGGGGTTTCGACGTGTTCAACAGTGGGCGCTGGTGTCGGGGTGGCTTTGGCTTGCGGTTGTCCTGGTGCATTGAGGAAGGGCTTGGACGTTTCGGTTTTTTTCATGATGGAACCGGACACATACCAAGCAAGGGCAGCAGTAGCGATCAAAGCGAAGATGGCCACGACGAGCATGACCGGAAAAGACCGCACAGGCTTGACATGGACAGAGGCGCTTTTGTACTCACCGAAGATGGCCTTCGGCAGCTTGTAGCGCTTTTTGAGTGGGGCTTGTTTCCATGATGCCGAGCAGTTTTCCGCGCACTCGGGCCACTCGTACCAGTAGCGCCCGAGGAATCCAACATCACGCAAATGCACATGCCGCCCGACCAGTGCGCGAACGTTGGTATGCACCAGCCGGGGCGACTGCGTGACGATGTAGAAATCCAAACCACGATGCCGATGGACTTCGAGGGCTTGAATGTCAGGGGGTACACCTTGGCCGGGGCCTTTTGGCCGCCAGACGTTTTGCACCTCATCAATGACGATGATGGAACCATCCGGGACGGTTTCATGCCATCGGTTCGGCTCATCGAGGGGCTGATGGTCGATTTTCAGATCCGGGATGCCGTGCGAATAAACGGCCCGACCCTTTGCCAGTTCTTTCAGGAGGGACACCAGCGCGGCAGACTTGCCAGCACCGGGCGCGCCAGTGATGAGGGTAATCAAGCGGTGCCCCCAGCATTGAGCGCCCACCGTTTCATGACCATCCAGGCAATACCGGATGTGAGGCCCCCGGATGTGATGGCGAGGGCATCAAAAAAACCAGCCATGGCGATGATCTGAGCGACAGGGCCAGCAAGACCACCCGCCGCCGCTTGGGATGCACTGATGGCGGTTTGCAGTGCCGTATCTGCACCTTGAAAGGTGATCGTGCCCATGCCCATAGCAGCAAGCGCACGGCCCACAAGGGGCCACGTGATGGCTCCGAGCCAATCAGCGAAACCGTCAAACATGGCTCAATCCCTCCGAGCAAAACCAAAGAACGTGAACGCGGCAGACAACCATGCGAACCCGATCACCAGCGGATTAACCATGGTTGCAAATTCGCAGATCGTCGAATAACCAACCTCAACCGCCATGCCACCGACATGCAACGTGTGACCGGGCGGACAGGAACCCGACGAAGGCCCGAATCCGTTCACTTTGTTGATTGCGGATATGTCCTTGTTCTCGTTGTACAAGGGGACAGGCTCCAGTCTGCCGGGGTCGCCTTTTTCAAGGCAGGCGATAGCTGTCGGATGCAAGGCGCAGAAATCAGGGTTGTCCTGGTCTGTTGCAGAGCCACCGCCTTCAGGTGGCGGGGTTTCAGGGTTTGTCGATGGTGGGGGCACTGGAACAGGAGCCGGGACAGGTGTCGGGCTTGTCGTTTCCGTTTCAATGGGCCGTGCATCCATGCGCCAATGGGTTTGCGGATCAGGGGTTTGAGAGGGTTTAAGTTCTATCCACGGCTGGCGGTACTTCTGAGGCTCCGTGTTCGGAATGGGCACCGGGTCAGACTGGGGAATGCGCAAGGGCTGGGGCTGGGGTGACGGGCTGGGCCATGGTTCCTCAACTGGTGCAGGTGTCGGGTTGATGACTGGCGGGTCAACCGGGAGAGGTTCGGGCAGGATGAAGGGCAGGGGCGGGGTAATCGGTTTGTCGCCAAACTTTGAGGGGAAATCGCCCGGTGAAACAACAGTGTCGGGTGTTGGCTCGGGGTTGCTGTTTCGGCCACGAACGGTGTAGTAACTGGTGCCAGCGGGGCAGGTTGCACCGCTGCCGCTGACGCAATAGACCTCACCGGGATAAAGGCTAGCAATCTGACCGGGAAAAAAACAGCCCTGTACAACGATCTGCTGCAAGCAGCCCTCAGGGTCGCCGCCTTCGCTTTTTTCGTAAATCTTGCCGTTGCGGATGTCGTATTTGTCGGGGTTGCCCTGGTTGATCCATTCGAGGATGTATGGGGCAGCAGTGGCAGCAAGCAACAGGGCAGGGTTTCGGGCCAAGATAGTTGCCGCAGCCGTACCCGCCCCGGCTGCAAATTTCATGGCGTAGCCAATGCGTGTTCCACCAGCAGCAGCACCAACGGGAACGGTAGTCGTTCCCCTGATGCCACCGGGGCCAAATTTGGTTCCGTTGGCCGCTGTCATGGTGCCGTTGGCCGCTTGCGTAGGCATCGGGCCGACTGGCTTGTAAAGGGATTCGCCGTTATGGATAAGCCAGCCTTCGGCCGCTTTGGCCTGAGCGTAGCCAGCGAATGCAGGGGCAGCAGTGGCGAGGGCGAGCAGTGCGCCGAGAGTAGCCTTCAGGAACTGTGAACGATGAGCCATACAGAACCCAAAATGCCGATCATCACAACCCAAAAATCAGGTGTTGCCATAGTCAGACTGTGTGTGAGTTTCCCGCGTGAGGTATCGGGCAAGGTATGTCAGGGCATACACGCCGAGCCAAGCAGCAGCAACGGGCCACGCGAGCGAGGCGGCATCCTCATATGTGAGGGCCTGACAGGGCAGGGGGTTGACAATTTCAGTAGTCGTAACGGTTGAGTTGTTGGATACGTTTCGAAAAACGTAGGTGATGGACGACGCAGTTACGGCAGTGGAATCAACGACATATTGCGCCGTACCAATTTGCTTGATTGATCCGATTTGTTGCGCTGCCGCGTAGCTGTTGGCCTCGGCAGGGGTTGAAAAGCAACCGGGGCCGCTTTGGTACATCATTTGATTGAAGCCCGGATTCGCTTAATGTGAAAAACCAGCGCCCAACCTGTGAGGCTGGCCGTAGCCAAGGCCACAGACACGCCAGCAGCTTCAGCAAGGAGGGGCGCTAGTAACTGAACCATGACGGTTTACAGACCCTTGCGGATGAACTTGATCGCGAACACTGCAACGATGGCGATCAGAACGGTTGTGGCAATGGCGACTGCGTCAGTTTGAATGTCGGCGACTGCGGTAGTCACAGCAGCAGGCACAGCAGCGAAAGCGGAAGAACCAACAGCCAGCAGGGAAGCAGGCACAACAACGCGAGAGAATTTGTTCATGATGAACCTTTCAAAAGTTGATGAGAAATGGCACGAGAAAACGCACCCATTAGCCCGAGGGGGCTAATAGTTGGGTTTTCAGTTAAGCAGGCATTGCCACAACTGGACGAGCAGCAGCAGGGGAAGGGGTGGCAGTTGACCTAACAGAATTGATCGTTGGTAGCGACTTTTTATCAGCCAAAGAAAGACCGTAACGAGCTTTTCCATCTTTGCCAGTAATCGACCATTCAGCAACCAAACAGGTAACGATTTGGCCCTGAGCTTTAATCCAATTATCAGCAACAGAAATATCAGCGGCCATTTTTCTAAAAAACAATTCACCAGAACGCTTTTGATCTTCGAATTGAAGCAAACATTCTTTTTTTAATTCCCCGGTGTCAAAGTCTTTTTTTTCAACAACAGAGGCATGAGAAAGGCGAGCAGTCAAAGTAAGCATGATTTTTAATCCTTACGCAGCAAGGCGAATTTGTGAGGGTGAAGGTAGCTCGTAAAAGTGGGGAATTGGACACGCGCCGAGCTTGATAACGCGGGTTTTCGGTTGAAACTGGAAAACGTTCGACTTAACGGCAATGTCTACGCCATAGGGCAGCAGCTTTGCACGATAGCGGTAAAGGGTAGCGCGACTGTATTTCGCAGTCAGATCATCGCCAGCTTGCCACATGCGATAGACGGCGAGCAATTTCGGATCAAGATGCGTCAGTTCGTCAACATCAGCAGAAGAACGGAACAGAATTTCATTGCGCGATTCGAAATCGGCTAATAGGCGGTTCATGTCAAAACCTCCGAGATATTGCAAATTGTGGTCAATGAGAAAGGTCGATTTATATGTTGTCTCGAATCGGACAAGGCCAATTTCAACGGCCCATGAGGCTAACTCAGAAAGGTAAGGGCTAATCGGTTTGCAGAGGTGAGGGCGAGCGCCCATGGCTTTCTTGGTGATGTGTTTAAAGAGTTCATCGCCCTTGAGATAGGCTTTCGAATAAACCTGACGAGAGCCGCGCCCGAAATCGACAGTTTCCCCGGTGCCATGTGTGCCTGTTTTCAAGCGAGATGTTTGTTGCCCGGACAGCCAGCGCATGAAGTGATGCGCGTCATCGCGTGACCCGGTTGCATAGTTGCGCGTCACATCGAGGCGGGTAATCCGCGCCCCCGTCCATCCGGGTTTTCCATCTTTGCCGAACTCACCGCGCAGGCCAGCCGTGAAAGGGGGCAGGCCGAGGGTTTCAAGCAATGAATTGATCCTGACGAGGCACTGACCCCATGTGTAGCCAAAAACGTTATCGGTACGCCCGAACTTGGACACGTTCCCTTCGAACCAGACCGTCGAACCATCACAGCGAACGAACACCGCGGATTCGTGCGATCCCTCAATCCGCAGCTTTTTCAGCGTGGTGCTTTCGTGTTGGCCTTCGGCATCCAGACGGATAAAACAGCCATCGGACATACGGGGCAGGCCTTCGCCGTGGCTCTGGTAGATGCTGACCCAATCGACGAAGGTATGCGGTTTAAAATGTGTAGCGCCTGAATCGTCGCTTTTTGCCTGTTTTGTCTCATCCGTGAGACTAAGGTGACGTGTTACAGGTACGTCACCCTCAACAGCCAAAGACAAAGACCCGAAAAAATCAGTCACTTTTTGCCCCTGACTGATCCCACACAGACGGGCCATGCGTTGCGAAGGTGCCGACCTCCCCCGCACAGGTACAACGACCATCCAGCCGTGAGCATTGGGTGGTACGAGAGGAGTGCGCGTGCATCCGGCCACCGTCCACCAGATCAACAACCCAAAGATCGGTTCCGTCTGGTGTCGTCCACAGGTCACGAATGACACCGCAGCGGGTATGCCGATAGCCAACGTCCCGAACCTGGACGAACTGCCGAGGGGCTTTCGTGCCGGGTTCGAAGTTGGTAATGTGCTTTGCCAAGGTGTAAGGCTCTGGAGAGCCGACAGGCGAAGGCGCAGCCATGACGAGAGCCGCAACGCTCATGATGTGCGCCGGGCTTGGTTGGACTGGTAGGAATCAGGGAGGACACGCTTACAGCAGCAGGCGACCCAAAAGCCGTAGGGGGCGCGAAACTGTTGGGCAAGGGCTAGAGCCTTGGCTGGGTGCTTTGGGGCTGCTGTAGGCTGTTTGAGAGCGTTTTGCATGGTTTCCCTGTTCGGCGTATGCTTGCTAGACACAAAGGGGTTAGACCTTTAGTGTATGGGCGAGTATAGACACAAAAGGTATGCCA